AACATACAGCATCTGTAAGAGCATTTAATACATCAACTAATGTAATATCTCCACAAGTAGGTAATCTAAGGCTAACAAACTCACAAAGAGTTGCTGGATCAAGATCTATTTTAATACCTGTACCATCTAAGGTAGAGGTGAGGAATGTAATTAGAGCCTGCTCAACATAAGAAAGAGAGTCCCCAGTTTGAATTCCCAAAACAGGAACATCAATTCCTGTATATCTGACGCACTTATCTGATACTATCTCTGTGCATCCATTATAACAATTTGAGCAATTTTGTAATGACATGTCTGTTTTATTTATATATTAAAAGTTTTACTCTACTCGCAATCATATCAACAGTGAATGGTAATCCATAATCTGGGTTACAAAACTTATAAGTTAGAATACGCTTATAGTTTAATAAGTCCAAAAACACAGTACCATTAACTGGAAGGTTTAATGAGTATATAGTATTATTGTATAGATTGCCAGCTAATTCCTTAATCTTGCATTCTATATCCTCTAGTAACACTGGGATAGTGGTACATTCAACACAATTAGTTAAGCTTGACTGCAACATATTTAGAGTTTTGTGCTGCCTTCTGAGCAGCTTTACTACAATAAGTACAAAGACCTTTGATTAGCTGACAGCTACATCCAACCTTTGCACCACATTTAGAGCACTGTGCCATATTAATAGAAGTTATTAATGTAGTTGTTTCCTGAACAACCACAATTGTTTCTAATAAAGTTATTTAACATCATGTCTGCCTGATTGTATAATCTATTTGATTCATCAACAGCACACTTATTTGCAGCAGCAATAGATCCTTGAATAAAGAAATAAATAGAGTTTAGATCAACTTTAGCTTGAGTTCTAATAGCTCTATCACATTCCATCATATCAAGTTTCATGAAAGCTGTATCAAATTTCTCCTGGATTATTTCAGTGCGCATGAAAGTTTTCTCTACGAAATTAATATATGCAGGAGTAACTGTGTATTTAAACTTCCAAATACCATCAGGCAATGGTAACAAAGGATCACCTACAGGTGTTATTCCTAAGTTAGATGAAGTGAGGATGTTGAAATCGTTAACAGTGAAAGGTAAACTAGTTTCCCCAAATCCAGGGACAGTTACATTTAATGTTGGAGAAGATACAACAGGGGGATCAGTAGGGTATGTTGAAGCATCAGCAATACCTAATGTAAGTACGTTGTATGTTGGAATTACTAATATGTCTAGTTTTAAATCTGCCATCTTACACTTAAAAAAAATGCCAGAGGATTTTGAGAAAGATCCTCTCACCCTCTGGCATAGGTTATGTTATTTAATTGTTTCTACTATAGCCCTAGATTATGGGATATTAGTTGAAGTGGTGCTAGTTGTAGGCCAGATAGTAGTGGTGGTTGAAGTTGTAGTAATACAAACAGTATCACCTCCTACAGTACCTAAAGCAGCTTCTAAAATTGTTTCTAATGCAGCAGCAATACCACTAACATCAGCATTTGGAGCAGCAATGATAACAGTGCTATCTTCCATAATGTAATCACCCCACTGATACTCAGATTTGTTATATTCGTTGAAACGAATGTAGTAAGTATCATAAGTTACACCAGTAGATACATAAGACTCGAAGTTCTCGTTGTATCCAACCATTCTGTAAAGGTGTTTTAAGTAACCTGCTTGGTAGCTGTAATAGTTTTTCTCTAATTGTTGAATCTCTGCAGATTGTCCAGTTGGGAAAGAAGAACGTTGAGTGATTACAGAATCAGCAACAATGTTACAGTTATCAGCAACAATAAAGTCAGCAGTGGTTGCAGGACCAGAGTATACGAAAGTTCTGAAGTAGAATCTGTCATATTCGTAAGGGAATGCAGCAACATCACATGGTTGACCATAAACAGTTAGAGGTTTACCAGTAATAACTAACAAAGCATTTGCATCATTACCTACACGTTGGAAATCGTAGAAAGTGTTGAAGCTAATGTTGTCAGGGTTGTTACCTGGAGCTTGAGCTCTTAACTTAAGAATGAATTGGTCGATCAATGCTGGAACATCAACAGTATCACAAGGATCACCACCACAATCGCAGCAAGGAGCTTGTACAGTTACTGAACGAGTGAAACCATTGAAATACAAAGTGTTAATGTAGCTAGAGAAACCACGAAGAGTTAAAGTAACGATATCGCCACATTTAACATTCCAGCCACCCACTTCAGTTACTTGGTTTGCTGCAGTTGGGCAACCAGTTACTTTGTACCACTCAGTTACGTTAGAGTTGCAACCTGAACCAGATGGGCAACCTTTAATTTTATCAGAGCGTTTTGAGCCTTGAAGATAGGTGTTTTGTCTACCTTGAGCTACATAAAAATAGGGAGCTGCTGCAATATTAACTGCAGTTGCTGCGCTATAATCATTTAAGAAAATACCAACCTGACCAGCAGTCAAGTCTTGTGTTGAACCAGAGCTAGGAACAGTTGTTTGTCCTACTGGCACCACGAATAACGTGGTTAATGAAAAATCAGCCATTTTTTATTTATTTAATTGTGAATAATTACTCGTTTGTTTGGATTCTAAACTGTGCACTCTGTACAGCAGATTGGTTCTCAGTGTACATTGCTAGGTTCTGAACTGTTAAGTCTAACAATTCATCCTCTAGGTAAGTCTCTAGTTCGCAATCCTGGTTATATGATGGTTTCCCATCTAACATTATATATCCTTCTTTATTTATATATACAGGATATCTCATATATGAAATATAAACATCATTAGGTGTAAATGTACCATCTGTGAATATACTTATTTCATCTGATGAGATGAAGTTGAATGTTTCTTGGTATTCAAATGATGGTCTATAATGTGTGTTGTTTAACAACAATGATAGATCACCATGTTTAGCAAGGTCTTGATTAATCCAGATTTTTCTATCCTTACATCTTCCTTTATCAGCAAGTATATAACTATCTATATAGAACATATACTTAGGAGTTAAATTATGGATGTTTCCACACCACTGATTTAATTCTTCATTTTTTAAAACTAATGGTAATTTACCATTACCATAGTTAATTACTAAACTTTGTAAATCTTGATAACGTTTCTTAAAAGCATCAAGACCAAGACCACTAATTGTACTAAAACCATCAACCTTCTGCTTGATTAACTTAATCTGAGCTTCATTTAGTGCAAGGATTTTATCCTCTAGCTGAATTTGTTGATGCTCGTTTGTTGATAGTTTATTTAGTTTTTGGTCAATTTTATATAATAAACTATCTACAGGGATCATACAGAGGCAAGTTTCTTAGTTTTCAATTTTTGTTCTAGAGTAATTAGTTCGTCTTGATTATCATCATCAGATAAGAATCTAATTAATTCTTCTTCATCTTTAGCAACTTCAAACTCTCCTTCATAGATTCTGCCATTAGCTTTGATTCTATAGATTGAGTGCGTTGTAGCTTGTTTAATTAAATCTTTAATATGGAGTAAGTTTTCCTTCATGTCAGCAAATCTGTTGAACACTTCAATAGGACTTAGTCCTTGGAAGTTTCCACCTTTCATTTCTGTTTGTTTAAGAATGTTATCCACTTGATTGTAAACAACTTCTTCCCTAGTATCATCAGTGATTGGAAGTCCTAATTGACGAGCAACCTTGCGTTTCTTCTCAGGAGTCATAGCATCAAACTTCACAATAGCTTTGTTGATTAACTGTTTCTTCTTATAGATAACAGCATTTTCAATTTCATCATCAGCTACATAGAATTGTGTATCTGCTGGATATTCACCACGTTCCCAAGCTTGATAGCTAGAAGCGATGGTTGGATGAACACGTAACCAAGCAAAAGCTAACTCTTGAAAAGGATTGCTTAAATCAAAGAAGTTATCACTATCAAGCAATTTAACAGCTTGTACGTGAAGAGTATCTTCTGTTGATGTAGACAAACCATAGTTCCAGAACTGTGAACGAGGACCTAAGTCAATATCACCTAAAGCAAGTTCAAGCTTAGCCTTAAGAGCTGTAACACGTTCAATTTCCATTTCTCTTTCTAGAGAATCACCAATGCGTCTGATGTAAGCAGCATTAGGATCTAGTCCTGTTCTATACTGACCATCAAGTTCTTTGTAAGGATATTTAAAAACTCCTGTTCCAGGAATCCTTGTCATACCTACAGCAGCAAGTCCAGCTTGCATTGTTTGCAACTGAGAGCTATTATACTCTCTCTTTAAAGTTGAGATTTTTCCTATCTTACCCATATGTAGTTTAATTATTGTTTGGTTTATATTTGCAGAGTGTTCCCATCGAAGGGTATGCAATGAACATTTGATTCATTCATCACTCTGTAGTTTGAGAAGTGCTCCCCTCCAGGTGGGACAGGATGAGGGGAGCGTTCTTCTCAGTATTGTCTAAGGATACTATCCTTAGAGGGGATTAGAATTGTGGGATTTCCTCAATAAGAACTGTACGAGACAAGTCCTCAATGAATACATCGCAACGATCTTTCATCCAGATTTCGTATCCTGGGAATTTATTCGCAGAGCTCATACCTTGAGATTTAGCAAAACCTAAGTGATGACGAGTTCCATCGATATAACCCCAAGTCATAGAAGGAGCACCCTTCATACGTACTTCACGAATGTTGTTCACCATAGAACCATCGCTCATTGGAGATACATCAAATACCATGAATACTGGAGTAGATTTTTTGTTCTGACCAAATTCTAAGTTAGATTGTGGTAAATCTAATTCTTTCAAGTGGATCAATTCAACACGACCAGTCTCACGAGTAACCATTGCAT